CGGTGGCGGCACGGGCGAGACGATCCAGATCTGGTTCCGTAAGAACGGTGTCGATATTCCCGATTCCGCAACCCGGATCAACATCGGCAGCAACACGCTACAGGTTGCCGCTTGGGATTTCCTGCTGAACAGCATCACGGGAGGCGACTACCTCGAAATCATGTGGTCCGTGGACAATGTTAACATTGTTCTTGAGGCCAACAACGCGACTGCGCCCGCTCCTGCCGTACCGTCCGTAATCATTACGGTGATGCAGGTTACGTACAGCCAGATTGGGCCTTCCGGTCCAACTGGTGCTACTGGCATCCAAGGCCCGACTGGTGCCACAGGTGTGGCAGGCGTTAACGGCGCAACAGGTGCAACAGGTCCGCAAGGTGCTACTGGTGTGCTTGGCTTGGATGGCGCAACCGGACCAACCGGAGCAACTGGTGTAGCTGGTGCTGCTGGCGTAACCGGACCTACGGGTGCAACTGGCGTGGCTGGCATTGATGGAGCCACCGGAGCAACTGGCCCTGCTGGTGTAACGGGCGCCACTGGTGCGCAAGGCAACTCAATCACTTACGTCTACAAGACAGCCAACTACACGGCTTCCGTTAACGAGGGCGTTCTGGCTGACACGACTGGTGGATCGTTCACCGTAACGCTGCCCGCAACCCCATCTACTGGTGTATTGGTTGTAGTGGCTGATGCTGGTGGCTTGTGGGGTACGAACAACCTCACTATTGGTCGCAACGGATCCACGATTGCTGGTTTGGCCGAGAACCTCATCTGCGACATCAACGGAGTTAGCGTTACCTTGGTGTACGACGGTACAACGTGGGAAGCGTACTCACAGGTGGGCGGCAATGGCGGTGTTGCTGTCACGTTGAACGGCACCCAGACGCTCACCAACAAGACCATCGCTCTTGGCAGCAACACGATCAGCGGCACAAAGGCCCAGTTCGACACGGCCTGTACCGATGACAACTTTGCGTACCTTGGCACCGCGCAAACCTTCACCGCAACGCAGACCCTGAGCGGTTCGTCCTCCGCGATGGCGCTGGTGTTGAACGACACGGCAGAGGTGGTGACAGTATCGGCCACCGCAGCAACGGGTACGATTGCCTACGATGTCACGACGCAGTCGGTGCTGTACTACACAACCAACGCGAGCGGTAACTTCACGGTTAACTTCCGCGCTTCGGCTGGCACGTCACTCAACACGGCACTGGCGATTGGTCAGTCTGTCACGGTGGCATTCCTCGTCACCAACGGCGCTACGGCATTTTTCAACAACGCCGTGCAGGTTGACGGCAGCAGCGTAACGCCAAGGTGGCAGGGCGGCACCGCGCCCACCGCAGGAAACGCCAGCAGCATCGACTCCTACGTCTACACGATCATCAAGACCGCGAACGCGACGTTCACCGTTCTCGCCTCGCAAACCCGATTCGCCTAAGCCATGCCGCTAATCGAGACAAAGGGTGCAGCGTCCTCGCAGGGGTTTGGACAGTTCGCCCGTGCGTCTGCGCCTGTCTACATTGAGGACGTTTTCTCGACGTGGCTTATAAAGACTCCGGGATCTGTTACGCCAGTTGGTTCAATATCCAATGGCATTGACCTCGCAGGCAAAGGTGGGATGGTGTGGTTGAAAGATCGTTTGTTCGCTTACGATCATGCACTCGTAGATAGTGAGAGAGGTGTAACAAAATATCTCAGATCAAATACGACTGGCGCCCAAAATGACATCGGAATTCAAGGATTCACTTCGTTTAACTCAAACGGGTTTACGCTGGCAGCTGGTGGAGGAGCTTTGTTCGACAACGGTGCGAGCGGAACAAATTTAGCTTCATGGACCTTCCGCAAGCAGCCAAAGTTCTTTGATGTAGTGACGTACACGGGAAATGGATCTAACCAGAACATCGCGCACAGTCTAGGATCAACTCCGGGCTTCATCGTCATTAAATGCACGTCAACCGCAGGCACAAATTGGTCCTGCTGGCATCGGTCATTGCCGAACGACTACTTGCTGTTAAACTTGACACAGGCTGCCGTATCGGCAGGAGCAACGCGGTCCGTTACGGCATCTACATTCCAGATTTTTGGCGCGTTCTCTGATGAGGGCACCAATGGCAGAACCTACGTCGCCTATCTCTTTGCCCACGACGCAGGCGGATTTGGCCTAACAGGCAGCGACAGTGTAATATCTTGCGGATCGCTCACCACCGACGGTTCAGGAAACGCTTCAGTCACGTTAGGTTGGGAGCCGCAGTGGGTCTTACAAAAAACAGCGAATTCAGCGTCCCGTGGGTGGGAGATTCTCGACAGTATCCGAGGTCTTTTCATCTCTCCGACAGGGTCACCGTTCCTAACAGCAAATACTAGTACGGCTGAATCGAGTCTTGGAACTAGGGAATTTTCTCCGAATGCGACTGGTTTTTCTATCGTTGGTGTGCCTAGTACCAACTACGTTTACGTTGCGATACGTAGAGGTCCGATGAAAGCACCTACCACGGGAACCAGCGTATTCTTGCCGACCACCGGCTCTTTTTCTACCGGAACATCTGTTACACTGGGATTCCCTGCCGACATTGTTACGACCAAAACAAGAACTTCTGCTACTGGATGGCAAGTAGTTGATCGGTTGCGAAGAATAGCGGTCTACACTTCAAGCTCGGATACGAAGTTGTTTTTCAACCTTGGTGACCTAGAGAGCACCAGTGTTAGCACGGTAGCTTCTGAAATTTGGAATGAAGGCTACAAAACTGGAAGTCTCTACAGTACTCTCAGCACCATTCAATACGCTTTTCGTCGAGCACCGAGCTTCCTCGATATTGTTGGGTACACTGGAACCGGATCGACAACTACGGTTTCACATTCGCTTGGAGTTGTGCCAGAAATGATCATAGTTAAGTGCCGAGACGTTACTAACACTGGGTGGGCTGTGTATCATAAATCTTTAACGCCGGGAGATGTTTTACTCCTTAATTACGACTTTTCATTTGCGACCAATACAACTCTGTTCACCACAACTGCCCCCACGAGTTCCGTGTTCAGTGTTGGAACCAACTCCAACTCAAACGGATCTGGATCGAAGTTCATCTCGTACCTTTTCGCCACTTGCCCCAACGTAAGTAAAGTAGGTAGTTACACGGGGACAGGAACCACTCAACAGGTTAACTGCGGATTCTCAGCTTCTGCACGATTTGTTTTGATCAAGCGTGTTGATAGTGCGGGTGATTGGTACGCGTGGGACAGTGCTCGTGGTATCTCAGCTAGCGCCGACCCGTACATATTCTTAAACAGCAACGCGGGAGAGACTGGCGGCACTGACTACATCGATCCACTTTCTTCTGGTTTTGAAATCAGCAGTACTGCTCCAGCGGCCATTAACGCCAACGGCGGCACCTTCGTCTACCTCGCCATCGCTTAACGATACCCATCATGGAAATCAGAATCCGCAACACAGGACAGGTGATGTACGAGGGCGAGTTCCGCGCTCACATCGCCAGCAACGGTGGCCCGACGTGGGGCACGACAACCGACGAGATCCTCGACTCGCTGGGCGCTGATGTCGTCTTTGAAGGCCCACAGGCCACGGGTGGCACGGTGTACCAGTACTCCATGCGTCAGGGCGTAGAGCAGGTTGGCGGGAAGTGGTACACGAAGTACGTCCTTGGGCCGATCTTTACGGACACGGCAAACGAGGACGGCACCGTGACCACTGCCGCGCAACACGAAGCCGCCTACAAGGCCCAGAAGGACGCAGAACAGGCCAAGGCAGTGCGGGCTGACCGCAACAAGCGCCTCACGGACACGGACTGGACGCAGCTTGCGGATGCTCCGGTCAATAGCGTAGCTTGGTCGAACTATCGTCAGGCGCTACGCGACGTACCTTCGCAGGACGGATTCCCTTTCAACGTCAACTGGCCCGCGCAACCGGAATAAGTCATGGCTATCCTATCCAACATCATCACGCCCACGAATGTGGTTGCCGTTGCCCCCGGTGCGAACGGCAACGTGCTCCAGAGCAACGGCACGGCTTGGACCAGTGCGGCTATTTCCACGGGCATTTCCAACGTCGTCACAGCCACGGGCAACACCACGCTCACGTCCACGCCGACGCTGCTCCGCATCACGCCAACGAATTACGGCACGACGGTGACGCTGCCGGATGCGACCACGATGTCGGTTGGCACTGGTAAGTTCACGATCCAGAACCTTTCCGAGTATCACGTCCGCATCGTCAATGCGAGCAACACGCTGCTCGGGTTCGTCTACTCGTTTGGCACGGTCAACATTGACCTTGCGAGCGCAGCAACATCAGCCGGAACGTGGGTGCTCAACAATGCGACACGTCTTGGCATCAGCGCGGCGTTCGATCAGACGACCGGATTAATGAACACGCTCGACTCAAACGACGTAAGGGTTTTGGAGCTAGATACGGATCGGCAATTCTACACT